AGCGATTCTGGAAGTCGTACTGCCCGATCCCGAGAAACGGAATGAGCATGGACACACTGTGTCGGAGGACTTCGACCATTTCTGCGACGTGACGGGCTGCCCCAAAGACGATGCGTGGGCGAAGCTAGCGCTGGCGTGGGCGTGGACGTCTCGCTACCGTGATTGACGCGTCGGATTTGATGCTCGCCACGCTGCACCCGCGACCGTTCTCCGATCCTGACTGGCTGTTCGAACTCAAGTACGACGGCTTCAGGTGCTTGATCGTCAAAGCCGGCGATGACGTGAAACTTTGGAGTCGCAATGGCAACCTGTTCAACGGATCGTTTCCTGAGGTCGTGCGGGCGGTCGAAGGTGTGCCGGGAGACTTCGTATGGGATGCGGAGCTAACGGTAGACGACGACACCGGGCGATCAGACTTTGACAGGCTCCGGCAACGCGCCGTCACGAAAACGCCAAAGAATGTCCGCGCCGCGGCGAAGTCTGATCCGGCCCGGCTGTACGTTTTCGATGCGCTGTCAATCGACGGCACTGACATTCGCGGATTGCCACTTGCCGAACGCAAGCTGCAGCTTCGCAAATCGTTTGATAATACCGGGACGCTGATTTACGCGAGCGGCATTGAGGACGAAGGAAAGCTCGTCTTTGAGCACGTCGAGGAACTGGGCCTTGAAGGGGATGGTCGCTAAGAGGCTGGATTCGACGTATCAAAAAGGTCGTTCGCGGGATTGGCTTAAAATCAAATACCAGAATTACGGACGGCCGGCGGCCTTGGGTTGGGGTAGGAAGTAATTGGCGCGCTACTTACGTAGCCGGGGAGGAAGGAATGAATATTGTTGACCCATATGAGGCGTTGCTCATTGGATCGGGCTACGCGCTAGATGCTGTCGGCGCCATCAAAGGAATCGATTTGCCTAGGGACGACTTTGAGCCTGATGACATCTATCGCACTCGGCTTATTTCGAAGTGGGTTTTGTTCCTTACTCCGACAACAGCCACCGGCGAATATCTCGACCAATGGTGCCTCAACAACCGCGCGCCGGACGAGGAAGTCAAGCCGAACCACGTGCGCGATGCTGTGCGGGCGAACCGGTAGGAGGAAGCATGACGCACGACGAACTTCACCAGAGGCTGACCGAGCAACTGCAGCGCATGCCGCTCGGCACTTCCGCGGACATTACGGACTTCGCCATCGCCTATTGGGGCGGGCACAAGGTCGTGTATGCGTTCCTACGCGACGAAGGCTGCGGACGGGTCGAAGAAGAGTTCGATTTCACCGACCACGAGTTCGAGCAGTGGGCGGATGCCTTAGCGGACTGGGAGAAAGAGCCGAAGTTTTCGGTGCGACCGGAGATAATGGAATGGCTGAAGGATGCGCCGCCGTATGAGGCGGGCTGATTGATGTGCGCCTAGGCGTGGCATGAGATAAGCCGCGCAATCGGATAATATGCACTTCCGTAAAGAATAGGCTGACCAATGTGCGCTACTTTTGGTGAAAGGCTGCTAGCTGCTCGCAACAAAGCGAATCTGTCTCAGGCCGCTGTTGCAGCCGCCTGCGGTGTGTCGCAAGCATCTTATAGTAGATGGGAGTCGGACGAAGCGTCGATGCCGGCGGCGGATAAGGTGTTCCAAATAGCCAGACTGCTCGGGATCAGGGCTCAATGGCTGGCGGAAGGCGTCCCGCCAGAAGTTGGGAACCCAGATGACGCTCTGGTGACATCACTCAAAAGTCCAGCGCTAAAAGAGTTGCTTCGGCTGAATCACGCTTATTTGATAAGCGTCGAGAAAACGCTGCCGCCGTACCTTTTGGATCTGCTGGAACCGCCAACAGCAGAAACTAAAGAGACGTTCGAAAGTAAGCTTCGTTCAGTTCTTGGTGATTTTAAGGATAGGTCAAGAGATGACCAAACATAGTGATTGCCATGAAACCGCCCGAGCATGAATGTCCGCTCAGTTCGCGCTGCGAGCTGGTCAACGACCAGTTGATCGAAGCTCGCGTCGAGTACGTGCGCTCGCTCGAAGAATTGCAGGAGCGACACGACTACTGGCGCGACAAGGCGATCAAGGGGCAAAGAGCACTTGAACAGATCGGCGAGATGGTTAGCTATGAGGCTAACGGTCTGCCGATCCATGCCGGCGTGCCAGAGGCTGTGCGAGAGGCGCTAGACCGAGATCGAGCCATTCCAGTGGGAGCCGCCACCGCCGACCCGCACACCATAGTACAAAAGCGCGGCCCGCCAAGCCGGGACACCGGAGACTAGCGCAGCTTCTCGAAGCACTGCATCAGCGGTTGCGCGATCGACCCAATGATAGGAGTAGATCGCGTCATGCACCACGCTTGCAGCATGAGCGCTATCGCCGCACAACGCGAACGCGATAGCCAGCCGAGGCACCGATGCAAAGTCCGACTCGAAGCCGGTCGGCACGACAAACACGCGACCCGCTACGTCCGAGTCGTAGATCAGCGGCGCAGTCAGGCGCCACGTCCCTCGCCCGCTGTTCGTCGCGTCGCTGACAAGCTCGACACGCAGATCAGTCAGGAACGCGCTCATTGCAGCGGCGCACCAGCGAGCGGCGTCGATGCTGCAACCGGGGCCGTGGCCGTGACAGCAGGAGCGAGGCTGATCGCAATATTGAACGCCAGCACGCCAGTATCGATTGCAGCGTCCGCTGCCTTGATCTTGTCAGGCGACAGCGACGACGAGTCCGCCAGCGACTTGACGAGCGGCAGAGTCGCATTGACGATCGACTGCAAGTCCGGTTTGGCAACCGACGCGCCGGCAGAGCAAACCTTGTCGACTGCAGGCTGAACGGTCTCGGTCAGCGTCTTTTCAGCGCCGCCAGTGAATACGCCGTCACCCTTCAGGATGGCGATTTCGCCGTTAGCAGCGCCGCATGCGATGCTTACCTGCTGAGCGAACGTGAGCGTCGGGGCGCCGGCGCATGCGGAAAGAGCGAGCGCAACGAGGCCAGCCGCAAGAGCGGCGAAAATCTTCTTCATGGGATGTATCCAGAGAGTGCCGCGGCGCGGCGGGATGATTACTGCGCGGGAGTTGCGGCTTGCTTGGCAGCGAAACGCGCGTTCACGTAGTTGATGGCAGCATGAGCGCCAGCCACCACCACGCCGGCGACGAGCGACGAAACGCTGGCGGGCACCGGCACATGAAATGCCAGGCCAAGCGCCCATTCAATTGCGGGCATGAGAGTCGCGGTGCTGATTGCGACCCCACCTGTAATTACAGCAGAATTTTGGGCCATGAATGCTCCTATGCTGCGTGGTGGATGACTTCTGCGGCCGAGAACTGATAGCCCTCCTTGCCGTACTTTTGCGCGATCCAGATGGGGAAAGGCAGCGCATGCATGCCCTCATCTTTCCCGATGTGGTGCGCCTTGCAGAGCAACATGCCATTGACGGTCATGTCGTCGACAAACTGCGTCCAGTCGGTGAAGTTGTCCCAATCGAACGCCTTGATTGCAGCGCCCCATACGCCAGCCTGCGCGTCGAGCTTGAAGCGGTCCCAATCGATCATTTCGGCGAACGAGCGCTCGATCGGATGGTGATGCGCCTCGAGCGGATGGCCGCTCTGCTCTGCGGTCGCGTTGCAAACGAAGCACCGGCCGCCGTCGCGCGCGATCAATGCCTTGCGCGTGCGCTCGAATAGAGCCGTCGTCTTGCGCGGCTCGTGGCCTGGAATGTTGACGGCGACGGTCAACGTCTCTTTCTCTTCGTGAATTTGGGTAACGTCGGTCATGTGCGGGCGTAAAAAAACCGCCCGGAGGCGGCTTGTGGAACAGCAATTCCGGCGGCAAGAGGCTGCGCCGCCGGTGATCAGATGCCGAGCGCGTGCCTGGCAGCCGCATAGAGGGCGTCGCGCTCGCCCTTCCCTTTCATCGCGGGGCCATTGATCCGGCGCGTGATTGAGTCGAATGCGCCAGCGTCGGCCAGCGTGTTGCAGCCGTGCTCGACCCAAAACCAGCCGGCCGACAGTGCGCACAGCGCGGGATCGGCGCGCAGCTTGTCAGGCGCCGTCACGAGATCGAGCGAAATGTCATGCCCGAACGCGGCAAAGTTGTCGTGAAAAGTTAGCTGGATCAGGCCGCTGCCGCGGTATCGCCATCCGTCACCCGTCATGCTGTCGCCGTTGCCGTACTGGTTCGCGTACACGATCGACGCGATGCGCTGCTGGCGCGCGACCGGAACAAACGGCTCATTGGGCTGCCGGCCGAGCGTGTTAGCCAGCGCGAACGGCATCTTGCGCGGCCACGTCGCCATCAGGCCGGGCACGCCGTAGTTGAACGACTCCTGACTGGCGGATAGGCCTGCGCTCTCGTGGCCCACTTGCGAGAGAAACGCAGCGATGCGCAACGGCGTGTTGACCGCGTAGCGATCGCATGCGGCTTGCAAGGGGGCCGCGTACTTGGCAGCATTGGCAGCGCTGGCACCACATGCAACCTGAAGCAGTGCGGGCGTGATGGTCATGTGCGCTCCCTCGTGCGCTGATCCAATCGCGCTTCGATGCGTGAAATCGTTGTGTTCACGTCCTGACATACGCGGTCTAGCGCTTCCTTCGTGTCGCGCTTGAAGTCAGCCACTATCGCGATCAGCTCGTCCTTACGGATGTAGCTCGCAACAAGTTCAAGGTGCAGCTTCCCGAGGGCTTCAGCCTGCGCGCGTGCGTCTTTCTCGTGATCCTTTTCAAGCTCGTTCTGTCGGTAGTGAAGAGAGCGAAGAAACCACCCGAGTACTGCAAGCGCCAGAGAAAGCGCCCATAAGGTGATGTTTTGCATGTCAAGGGCCATCGGGCTTCCAAAGAAAAAGCCGCACTAGGCGGCTTGGGGTTGCGATACAAAAAACTTCTTGCGTTTGCGATACCGTATTAGTATCCTTCATATCGTCATAACAACGAACGCAGAACGGAGAAAACGCCATGAAAGACAAAGCTCACGTCATTTCGACATCTATTGGCCGCCGCAGGGGTGACGCGGCTCAAAAAAATTTGAGCGCCACGGATACTATGAAGGTATCTGTTGTGCTCGCAGTTCTGGTATGCGCTGCTATATGCCAAAGCGCGCATGCAGAACAGTCGTGGTTTCAGGTTGAAGCGGGACTAGGCGTAACGTCAGCCGTCAAACTCGGCGATGGTATGTTCTATAGCAAGGGCTTTTCTCATGACACGCCGAACGGCAGTTACGGCGGTCGCGTTGGTCTCGTGTTCAACGCTATTCCCGCGGCGCCGCGCTCCTTTGTGCCCGGCGTGCGCGCGCACCTCGACTACTACAACTTCGGCAAGGTGAAGTGGTCTAGCGTGAACCCGCAGGACGAGGCGGACTTCTCATCAGTCGGTCAACGCGGCGGCTACAACCTTGCCACGCAGAGTTGCGTCGACGGCAATTGCGGCGACTTCAGGCGCTTCGACAGCACTGGCGGCATTCAAGCTATCGCGCTGACCGTCGAGCCATATTGGGATCTCGGCAGCGGCTGGCAGCTCGGCGTCGAAGCCGGGCCGGCGTTCTATCGAACCACGTGGACAAGCGTAGCTACTGCGATGAACGATTCGGCACGCTTCGGCCCTACGGGCACGCAAGAGACGCTCAGCCACCAGCCGCATGTTCAGGTGGGCGTGCTGGTTGGTGCGTCCGTGAGCAAGGGGCCGTTCTCGGCGCGGCTCAACTATCTGAACGCGCCGGTCGGATACAGCACGGATAAGGACACGCCGGCGGGGATTAAGGGCGAATGGATGCTGTCACTCAATTACACGTGGTGATGTGTCTATAATGCACGCCGAAGCCCTACATGAACGAGGTGTGAAGTGCCCCAAAACGAACTGAAGCAATGCCTTTTCTGCGGCGCCGTGGGACCGAATGTATGCGCAGGCTTGACTCCACAGGCAGACTGCAAGAAGCCTGGTCTTTCTGAGCGGATAGCCGCGCACACTCGAACGCCGCGAGCCTCCGAAGATGAGAAACGCACTGCGCCCGAATGAAGGTTTGGTACGCGCCGTGACGCGCGAAGGCCGCCCGCGGGCGGCTTCAAGCGTTTCTATGCCGAGGCTTATGGTGCTATCGGCTGGAGAATTTTTCTAGACAGTTCTGCGCCTCGCCTTCTAAGCGGCGTCTCTATGAATCGATAGTTCAACTCGGCACCGACAACGATAATAACGACCGCCGTTGCAACAAATCGGATAGTGTAGTTTCCTCCGAATTGTGTGTTAGGCCCTTTGATGCGAGTCCACAACTCGTGCGTGAAACAGTACGCGGGAACGTGGATTAGGTACATCGCGAATGAGCGAGACCCGATCCATGCGAAGGCACTTCGAAGCCGGCCAGTTCCGACCAAATAACCCTCTGCGTACGATGCGACCCAAACCACGCCCGCGCACGCCACGGCAAGAAGGCCCGTAAATATTGGAGTCACTTGTAGCGGAGACGCGACAGCGAAAACCATTGCAATCATCAGGATTGGGACTGGTCGACCAAAATAATTCCTCGCAATGAATTTCGGCTCAAGAAGCTTGTGGAAAATCCCGCCGCGCGCCAGCGCGATCATTGCTCCCAACAGGAATGCATCCGTTCTAAACCACCAAAGAAAGTCATGAGTCATTCGAGGTGTGACCACCTGTGAGACGATGAGAATCGCCGCAACCCATTTGAACCGGTCGCCGAAAAAGATGATTACGAGGGGCAGCGCGAGATAAAACTTCTCCTCCAGTGACAGTGACCAGTAAGGGCCAAAGACCGGCACAGTGCCGCATGTGTTCGGGCCGCTGCCCAAGCACTGGTAAAGATGAAGGTCCTGCATCTGCGCAATCGATGCAATGGCGTCGATGGTGTTCGTCTGCAGATCGCCGAACGCGCCAGAACGGTTAAACAGCACTGTCAGCGCTAGGCCGATGCACAACCACAGCAACGCCGTTGGGAAAATACGATGCACGCGCCGAATCCAGAAAGCGCAGACAACGCGTGCGCGGTCATCGCCCGAAGATGCGCGCGATAGCTGCTCGACCAACCCCCTTGCGATAACGAAACCCGAGATGCAAAAGAATAGATCAACGCCGGCCCAAAGCGCGACATGGCCGCCAAGCCAGCCAATCGCAGGCTGCCCCCAAACGAAAAGATAGCTGGAGTGGGAAAGCATGGTTGCCATGACGGCAACCGCACGTAGAACCTCAATGTCAAGGTTTTTAGTGTGGCCGCGAACATGGCTCACAGCTTCGATTTCGGCTGGCGCGCTCCGCATGAAGTTTGTCTCATGGTTAGAAGCGCGCATTATCCCACGTCATTAGGTCCCGGCGGGGTATGCCGGCTTAGTCGGCAACGCCTGCGTCGCATCCCCACTGGTTGCGCCAACGATGGCGCGCAGCGACTTACGATAGGCTGACCATCCGGGCGGCACCGGCACGCCCGATTCATAGCACCGCAGGACGGTCGTGTCAGATTCGTTCAACGCAGTCATCGCTCTAGCCTGATATGCAGGCCATTCGATAGCCGCTTCATGTCCTGCATATTGGGGGAAAGCGGCCTTTAGCTGATCGTCTGTAGCGATGTCGTCGAATACGATCTCACCAGATTCAGCCGTGTAGCCGTCATCGACCGCGCGAAACGAAAGACCGTTATTGGAATATGCGTAGCTCATAGATTGTCCTCCCACCCAGAGCAGCCCAAGTAAAGCGAGGGGCTGGTGCCAGCGGTGGTGTAATAAATGTTTGTAGAAACTAGCAGAATGAAAACTTCGTTGACCCAGCCGTAACTACCGTTCCCAGAGATGTTGAAATCTGCCGTGCTGCCGTCTGCCGAAATGATGCCGACCCAATTCGTCGCGGCTGTCGCTTGGCTATAGCTGTAAACGCCAACTTTCGACGCGGTAGACGGAACGAAATTGCCCGTTGCGATAGCCGTATAGCTCGATGCCGAGCCAGCGCTCAACATAACGGGGAAGGTGCCGCCAGGCAAATAGCGAACAGTGCGCCCGTTCTGCTTAAATCCAAGCGCCCAATAATTCGTCGCGCTCAGTGTGCGAATCCAACCAACGCGGGCCCATGCGGTATAACCGCTCGGAAGCGTCGGGGCCGTCGCAGACAAAGAGAAGAGCGCAGCAGTGGTTTGCGTCGTCGGGTTGTAAATCACGAACACGGCGTACCATGTGCTGAACGCCCAAGCACCGGTGTCCAACGAGTTTGCGCCAGTTGCGCCGCCCGTCGTCGGCGCGAGCGATAGGCCGCTGAGCACATAAGCCAGCCCGTTTGCGTCCCTCACGACAAGCTGGTCTGCGCTGATGTTGACGGTTGAACTCGCGCCGCTCGCGCTAAGTTTCAGATTGGAGAACGTTCCTCGCACCGCTGCGACCTGCCCCATCTGCACCGCATGCTGGCTCTGCGTTCCTGGCGAAACTTGGACGGCCCCACCGGTCGAATCGATCAGCACATACGATCCGCCACCGATCGAGCTATTCCACTGCAACCACACATCGCCGTTGACCGCGGTTTCGCCGCCTTGCAATGCTGCGTGGGCAGCGCCGACTACGGCAACTGCGCCGAGGCCATCGTTGAACGTCAGCGCGCCAGTGTTAGCCGCCGGAGCCTTATAGCGCAGCACCATGCCGTCAGTGCGCGTCGTGATCGGCGGGCTGAATGCAGCGACGTGCGCGTTTGCCGTACCGGTCGCAACCGCGTACAGGCCGCTCTGCTGGATCATCGACAGCAGGCTTGCCGTCAAGAACGGTGCGCCGCTGTACTGGCTGATGTTGGCCGACGTGATAGTCGATGCGCCGAACGGCACAGTGACGACCCACAAGCCATTGAAACCAGCGTCAGGCGTGGGCGTGATCTGCGAGCCGGTCGTGGCTGCGACGCCGGCCTTCAACTGAAGCTGCACCGTGTTGTCGCGGTACGTGGTGTTCGACGTGCCAGTTCCGTTCGGACCGGAGTACGCTTGAGCAGGATTCGAAGCGTTGTAATAGGGCAGAACGGTCGAGCCGCCGTCCACTTCCTGAAACGCGCCCTGCACGAGGTAGTTGATCGAGAATCCGGCAGTCGTCGGCGCCGGGCAGGAGAAATTCTGCGCGGCGAGCAAGATGCCCTGCTTGACGAGAGGCGTTGCATCGGCGTTCAGCGACGAGTAAGCGCCGGTGTCGGTCGATTGCAACGAGTACGCGCGCCCCGGATTGACGTTGACGGTCATGCCGGCCGGAGCTGTAGGCACACAGCCGAGGCCAGAGAACAACGTCGACGTGCCGATCATGTCTTGCAGGACGTGACCGATGGCGATCATCGTGTTTTTCTGTCCATTCAGGACGTCGACTTCAAGGGGGATCGCACCAGGATAAGTTGTGACACGCCGCATGTGTTTGTACCTATAAATAAAAAAGCCCGCTCAAGGCGGGCTGTGTGTTCGATGGTGACGCGTGGTTTAACTACTGATGCGCATCCAGGCAATGGTTCCTGCCGGCAAAACGCTCGCGACGGCGGCATACAAGTCTGCGTCGCTCACCGATTGCTGAACCATGCTCAGGTCGGCATACTCGCCTCTCGATGCGACGCTGTAGCCAGACGGAGAACTGCCATAGCCGGCGACATACGGGATGCCTGTGCCGATCGGTCGGTAGGCCGTCACGAACGCCTGATACTGGTGAACGAGTGAGCCATACGCGCCCGCCACGCCGTAGCCGCAAGCGACTCCATAGCCGCCTGTATCAGCGGGCCGCATCGGCTCAACGATGAGCGGCGCGCGCCCGGTGAGCGTCGTCAGTACGTCAATCACTGCTTTGCGCGTCGCGCGTTCGCGGAACAGGTTCACAACTATCCGATTGCGAAACGCGGCGTCGCTCTCCCCTGTCCTGCGCGGCAGCATAGAACCGAAGAAATCGGCCGATATGACATCGAGGAAACCGTCTGTCGCGGTGAGAATGCGAGTCTGAAGCTTCGCGTAGGCCAGAACCGCGTACACGTTCGCCAGAATGGCAGCAAAGCCTTTGAGCAGCGCGGTCAGGATCGTTGGCGAGTCGCCGAACCAGCCGCGCGGCAGGAGCGCTTGCATGCGCCCCAACATATCGTTTTGGTCGCCGGTCGCCATTACGAAACCACCACAGACGTGTACTTGATGACTTGCTGCGATGTGGCCGCCAGATCGGATGCACCACCGTTCAGGGTGACGCCCGTCACGTTCGTGACCGCGCTCGATGCGTCATACGCGACCTGAGCGAGACGCGAATACGCCAACGGCGTGCCGAGCGGCAGGCTGTTGATGTACGTTTGCAGAGCGGTCTGAACGAGCGCTGCGATGGTCGAATGCGTGTATCCGCTCGCCGACGTGATCGTCATTGCGACCGTTGCATGCACGACAACCGGCTTGTTCACGTCGAACGTAATCGTGAAGCCTCGCACCGCATCGATCGCGTTGTAGACAGTTGAGATCAGCGCATCGGACGGAGCGCCAGAGCCATCGTCGACAACAACCGAGAAGTGACCGGGCTGATACGTGCCGGCGTAGTTGTAATTCTCCGTGATGGTGTACGTCAGCCCCTGTTGCAGCGAGTTGATCGCGTTACCGATAGCGACCCTTGTGGCTTTCGACAGGCTTTGCAGCCACGTCTGAAACCGCGCGAGCGCGTTGGCGTCCGTCTCCGCGTCAACCGCGTTCGTGAAGGCCGCGGCGTTCGTCACCGTATCGACGCCGGGCACAGACTGCGACAGCTGGCTGATCGTGCCCGCGAGCACGTTGCCACCCGTGCCGGCCGTCACCGCCGTGACTGTCACGCTGATGCTTGCCGCGCCTGCCGCCAGCACATAGCCGCCGAGCGCCGCGCTGTATGCTGGGTTCGTCGTGTCGGTGTTGACTGTGAATTGCTGCGTGCCATCCGTCGTCTGAACGACAGTGCCGACCGGAACGACCGCCTGCGACGTTGGCGTGAAGCGCGAGAACGTCACCGTGCCGGTTGCATACGATGCGGCCAGCCGCGCAAAGCCGAAGTCAGCGAACCACGAGTCGAGATCCGAGCCCGTAGACGTCGACGCGCGCGTGAGAGCCAGCATTTGCAGGATCATGCCCTGCAGCCAGAGCGCGATTCCTGACACTGCCTCGCCGAGCGCGCGGAACACCGTGCCGATGTTGAAGTTCAGGATCGCGGACGTCACCGAACCCTGCACCGTAGACGCAAAGTTTTGAAGCATCTGCGTCAGCGATTGCGTCTGTACGTTTGCCATTTATTGATTGATGTCGAAGGATAGGGTCGATACCTGGCCCGTCACGGCGTCGGCATACTGGATCGTCACCGCAGCGCCGTTGTTGAACGGCGTTACCGTGACAACCGGCGTCGGGGATGTGGCGATGCCTGCAATCGTCTTGATCGTCGATTGAATCGTGCCGCGCAGCTCGGACACGTTGAGCGTCTTGCCGATGCGCCGCGGAATGCCAGCGCCGAAGTCTGCGTGCCAGGTGTAATCTGGCGATGCGATCGGGTTGCCGGCCGAGTCGGCTAGCTGCGGGTTCGTCATCAGCGCGCGGAGCAGTTCCTGTTGCGCGAGCGTGTCGTCTTCGGCGACCGACAGATCGCCGTTTGCAGCAATCGACAGGTCGTTCGACCAGAAATGATTGAGATCCGGCATTAGCCGCCCTTTACCGTTGATGTCATGTGGCCGCTGCCCATCTGCTGATTGGGCGCCTGCGTTACAGATCCGGTTTCGTTGTGCGTGTGCCCGTTGAAGAGCGACATAAACGCCGAGGTGACGAACTGAAGCAGGCTTTGCCCGCTCGCGCCTAGCGTGATCTCTGGAGCCGTAATCGATGCCGACGACGCGGACGTGACTGATGCCGCGCCAGTGACGTTCGCGCTCATGCTGCCGCCTACGGTGGCGCTCAGATCTGATGCCGTCACCAGCTTTACAGTGCCGTCATTGCCAAACTTCAGCGACGACCCTGCCTTGTGCACGATCCACGTCTCACCGGCCGGAACCGCCGGCGGCACGTTCACGTTCGAGAAAAACCGCCCTACTATCTTCGGCGCAGCATTGGAGCCGTCAGAAAACGACACCATCACCATGTCGCCGATATTCGGTGCCGTCATCACGCCGAAGCCGTTGCCGACGCCGACCGCGCCGAGCGGAATCCAGCCGGTTTCGGTGAAATCCGAGTCGCCGACGCCCTGAAACGTGACCTTGACCGAGTGCGTCGACGCGTTGTAGCTGCTGATCTGCGCCATGCGCGGTTTCGGCACGCGCCCGGCAGCCGCTTCCGCATGCGTGCGCATGGTGTTCGCTAGTTCGTGGTAATTCATCAGAGCGGGACCGCCTGTGAGGTTGCAGCGTGGTTCTTGCCGTGTACGGTCATCTCGAAACCGCCGTCGAACGACATGCGGCGCACGATCTGCGACGGGTAATACGTCTGGTCGAACGCCGTGCCGGTGCCAGACACCTGAATCACCGTCTGCGCGTTCAGCGTCACGTCGCCCGGAATGCGGCATGAGAACTTCATCTCGTGCGCAACGATCAGGTCGTATTTCTGCTGTGCGATCTGAAGCGCGCGCTGCTTGTCGATGTTCGGATAGAAGAACGTGAACACTTGGCCGCCGCCGGCCGTCGTCGCCTGACCAGGCTGCAAGCTGCCGACCTTCTTTGGCGGATATGTGGCGTTGAAACCGTACTGGTTCTTGTCATTCCATGACCGGACGATGACCGTCACGCCGCGC